GCTTAAAATTACTAATATCACGCACGATGAATTGATTAATGCTATTGAAACTAATGAAATTATTAATGAATTAATTATAACGAAAGACCAACTACAAGAATATCTAGCTGAGCCTGAAAATACATGTTATATTAAGGAATTAAATGAATTCTATCTTAAACTATTATTCCAAATAGATCGTATTGATGCTTATAATTTATTCAATAAATTTCTCTCTCGAAAACATTATAACAAACTAAATGTTGATAAAAGTTGTGTTTCAACTGATTGTGATGATACAGATAGCATAGATAGTCTAAGTGAAATAAATGATGCAGATAATCTTAATAATGCACTTTTTAATGAAGAAATATATATTAAACAAAAAATAAGAATGATTGAATATTTAAATAAACAACTATACATTGATATGCAGGATTTTTATGTTCAGATTAATAATATTTATCAAAAATATAAGAGAATATATAAAGAATATACTAATGGAAATTATCAAGAACGGTATGCATGTGCATGGGTTGATTCTTTAGGACAAGCACTTGTCGATATGATTGATTTTCGTGTCGGAAGTGAATTGATAGATCGTCAAACCGGAGAGTTTATGATGGCTGCTGTGAGATTGTTTCAATTACCTTATCAAAGGGAAAATTTTCGAGAATTAATTGGGTTTACACCTGATCTAGTCACATTTGATGATAAAATTAAACCATGTAAACGTCTATTTATTCCATTAACTTTTTACTTCTGTCGTAATCCAGGACTTTATTTTCCTTTAGTTAGTATTCGTTATCAAGATGCAATCATTGAACTAAAGATCAGATCGCTGGAAAAATTATTTTATGTCGAAAAGACTGATCAGATTAATGATATTGATTCTTTACAGAGTCGTTATGATCTTAATATTAAAGGACTACGTCTTTGGATTAATTATTTTTATTTAGATCATGACGAACGTAGGCGTTTTGCTCAAGTATCTCATGAGTATTTAATTGAGGTCGTCCAATATAATGAATTTGAAGATTTAGACTGTGCTAGTGTCTATAATTCAGAATTGATTTTTTGTCATCCGACTAAATATATGTTTTGGTTTGTGCAGCCAAATTGGTATCGCCATAACCCATGCGGCTGGAATAAATGTCGTTGGGGAAATTGGGGTACAGAAGCTGATTATAGTGGTTATACGGCGTATAAAGAATATATCAGAATGAATGGCTATGAAAGGACGGATCCAGATCTAACGCAAATGTTTTATAATTATGTTCAACCTTGGCTCTATTTTCAAAGTTCGGTAACAGACGGTCTTTCAGTTTATTCCTTTGCACTAAAACCGATGGAGCATCAACCCACTGGTGTCTGTAATTTAGGTCGATTAGATGATTTGACGATTACGATGGAATTTACACCTAGATTTATTGAATTAATGAAATGTTCTCCATTTGCGGAACAAGGAACCGGAGGTTATTTCGCTTGCTATACAGTTTCCTATGATGTACTAAGAATTGCTTCCGGTCAAGCTGCTTTGGCTTTTCAGACTTCGTATTAAATTAATTACAATTTATAAGTTTTATGTATTTCATAAGTTGTAATTTTTTTTGGTTCAGAATCAAATATACCTACTATATATTCATAGAGACAAGAATCGCCAGATCTTGAATATTCCCGTTTCTTTTTCCTAAGTTCAAAGTCAAGGTCGTCTTTTAAACATTTCTTTAAACATTTTTTAGCTTTCTTTTTAGCATATGCACAGGCTTCTTTGAGAGAATTGGTAAATCCAAGAACTCTCATATAAGAGGAGTCTAAATCTACTTCTCCATTTATTTTAGGATTTTCATGAACATAATAACATAGCACATTTACGGTTATGATATAAAGTTTTTCTTCAGTATGTTCTTCATTATTTTTTTTAGACTTTTTTTGAATTTTTTTAGAGGACATGATATTAGTAGTATATTAATGACTTATTCATTTTTAATAATGGTAATTTTTAAATCAATTTTATCATGAAATTTAATTTTATTTAAAAGTATTGTTATATAAAATTAAGTAGTTAAATGCCTGGTGGAGGATTAATTCAACTTGTAGCTTATGGTATTCAAGATCTGTATATTACAGCTAATCCTCAAATTACTTTTTTTAAAGTAGTTTATAGACGTTACACTAATTTTAGTATTGAATCGATTAAACAACACTATCATTACCCGGAAACTTTGGGGAGAAAACATCATGTACAATTGGACGTCTGGGAGATTTAGCGGGCACAACATATGTTTATGTTCATTTGCCAGCCATTCCAAAGTTTCGAGACGACTGTAATCCATATAAAAAATTTGCATGGGTTCGCAATATCGGTTATGCCTTAATTAAAGAAATCACTATAGAAATTGGAGGTAAATTAATGGATCGACAATATGGAGAATTTTTTTATATTTGGTCGTGTTTAACTGAGCAATGTCCAGATGGTTTGGATAAACTCATTGGTAATGTACCTCAACTTTATGAATTTACAAATGGAAAGGAAGCCTATGAATTATACATACCTTTACAATTCTGGTATATGAAAGCATCTGGACTCTTTTTACCTTTGGTGGCTTTAAGTTCAGCTGATGTTAAAATTGGAATTACTTTCAGGTGTTTAGAAGAATGTTATCGTATTGGTCCTACTAATTCGATTGAATTATGTGAAGATGTTATCGGAATCACAGAAGGAGATTATATTGAACAGATTCTAGATGGCACCAAAATTTATGGCTATTGTAATGGTTTTGATTATTTAACACGTAAACTTTATTATATTAAAATCGTGGATGATCAAGCTAAGCAGAAATTTTGCTCTGGAATTAAAAATAAAAGAGTTTTGAAAATACGTAAATGTCTCGATCCTTATACATATTGTACACCTGCTCTTAAATCGGAAGAGTGTTACGAAGAAACGAAACTACTTTGTGAACCTTGTTTTGTTGATTCATATTTGTATGTTGATTTTGTTTATCTCGATGTTGAAGAGAGAAGAAAATTTCATTATGCCAATCATGAATATCTAATTACACAAATTCAATATAATTATGCTTTAGGTGTTCATAATCGAAGTTCTTTCGTGATGCTTAATTTAAGTAATCCTTGTAAAGAACATTTCTTTGTTGCACAGTTGAATAGTCTTGTAGGAACAAGAACTATTAATGACCTTTATAATTTCACTGATTCTCCAGTACGATATCCTGATGGTAGATTTTACGGTAAGGATTTGATTTGTGAAGCTACACTTATTCTTTCTGGCGAGAAATTATTTCCAAACCGTCAAGCTGTCTACTTTAATCGAATAATTCCTTATGAATATCATTATCGTGCACCTCCCATTGGTGTCAATTGTTATAGTTTCTGTTGTTATCCTGAAGACATAACTCAACCTTCAGGATCTTGTAATATGAGTTATTTGGAAGATATTCGGATGAGCGTGCGCTTGAGTAAAACAGTAGACCAATTCAATTGTTGCTCTATTAGGACTTATACAAGTAATTTTAATATATTTCGCTGCTTCTTTGGACTTGGAGCCTTAGCATTTGTTTAGGTGTATATTTTAATTAAATCATTTTATGCTAAATGAATTAATTAATAAATCAAATTAATAAATCAAATTAATAAATCAAATTAAAAAATAAAATTAATAAATCAAATTAAAAATAAAGTTAAAAATAACATTAAATATTTTATCTTCTTCTTTCAGATTCTGAGATATCATAACGTGAAGATCTACCAGAAGATTTACCAGAACTACCATAATTTTCTCTTTTATTTTCGCGTTCTCTATTCCCCGAAGAGCTTCCTGAGTAATTTCCTTGTCCAGATCCATTTTGCCAATCTTCATTCTTTCTTGAAGAACTTCCGGAATAATTTCCGGAATAATTTCCTTGACCAGATCCATTTTGCCAATCTTCATTCTTTCCGGAAGAACTTCGTGAGTAATTTCCTTGACCAGATCCATTTTGCCAATCTTCATCCTTTCTGGAAGAACTTCCGGAGTAATTTCCTTTACCTCCTATAGATTGATTTTGTTGGTTTTGTTGATTTTGTTGTTGATTTTGTTGTTGATTTTGTTGTTGATTGGATTGATTAGATTGATATTGTTGATTTTGAGTATTTTGGACTGTTTGTTGTGCTTTACAACCAGAACCAGTAGAGGAAGTAAACATATTAATAGATGGTGGTCTAATGTATTCTTGAGTAGCCATCTCTCCTCCATAATGCTGTAACATTTTCATTCCGATTGTTTTAATAATATCCA